TTTGTGACCTTCAGCTAGAGCGTGGGACCATCGCTACTGACTGGAAGCCTTCAATTCTTGACAATGACAAGGCAACAGCCGGTTTCCAGTCAATCAATTATATCGCCAGTGCGATCAAGGATGGTTCTGTGGATATTCTTGGTGGTCTGATATTGGCCAATATGATCCAACTGGGTAATTACAAGAATGGCAAGTTACAGAAGGTCACAGCCGGAGTTAGCGGCATATACAATGACGATGATGATGTGGCGTTTTGGGCAGGAGGAAAACTTGAACAGGCGATTCTGACTGTAATGAGGTTCCGTAATGATCCTAATTACCAGCCCACAGATGCGGAATGGGCGAACATGGCGAACTTCGTTGCCACTCATGGCGGTGATGTGTTCTTAAGAGGATATATCTATGCTTTGGGCGGATATTTCCGGGGAAAGGTTGAAATAGCCAATGGTAAGATACTGTTGAATGAGGATGGTTCCGGGCAGCTTGCCAATGGGAACATTAAATGGGATGCTGACGGAAATCCTGAATTTGTCGGGAAAGTGAAGGTTTCCTCACCGTCAGGTTATGAGATAACCATATTTCCTGAAGATGAATATGGAAGACCGTCAATTGATATTCATGATGATGATGGTAATTCGCTTTTGGACATATCTCTTCAATATGGATTGAACGGTATGGTTCCCCGTGTTTTTATGAATGATCCTTCCAATAGTGATGTATTGTATTTCCGTCCGGACAGTATGGTTGTCGAACAAAAAGGAAGTGACGGTTATATATATCAGACCCAGATAATGGGAGGACGCATAATTATGGTTAAAGGTTCTGAGATTGTATGGGATCAGAACATGTTGCCCAAATAAAGTGAAGTGATATGGAACTGAATACTATTAATAAAACAGGAACTTGGAGTGAGGCGGCAGACCGTCTTAACAACAACTTTAGCAAGACTTCTACCGAAGTGGAGAAGGTCAAGCAGAACGGTATCCGCAACAAGGGATTGTTCCCTACTCTTGAATCGCTGAAAGCGGCTGTTCCATCTCCTGTTGTGGGTGACTGGGCTGTTGTGGGTAACACCATACCGGGTCCTATATATCAATGCAAGACAAAGGGAACATGGAGTGCCACAGGCACGACAGGAGGTGGTGGAAGTGTTGATCTGTCCGGTATTTTGTCGAGTGAGGAGATAGACGATGTAACATCAATATTATAGTTATGAAAATTAATTATCAGTCCGATTTTAAAATCGTAGAAAAGAGCTTGAATGGAGATGTGAATACTCCCTTCCGGTTTACTTACTTCAATCCGTTCAAGGGAAAGTTCATAGCCTCCTTTGACGGGCATGAGTATGTCGGTTGCAGCCGTATGGAAGATGGCAGTCTGCTTGTCGCTTTTGACAACCCCGGTTTCTCCCCTGGTATGCTGAAGGTCAAACGGGAATACTTCATCTCTGATTCCGACTTTAGGGATGGCATCTGCAACCTTGTATCTATTGAAGATACAGGGATTGTGCTGACTACTGGAAAGACCGATGAAAGCACAGCGGAAATAACATCTTATCCTGATTATGTCGTCTACAATGCGGTGCAGAGCGTCCCTCTGTCAGAGAGGGAGTATGATGATGTACTGAGTGATTTTGTACCTCCTCTGCCACCGGAAGAGAAATAATGATTTAATAGTTAAATAAATAGTTACATAAAATAATGATAGCTTAAGTTCCCCCGGAACTTAGGCGGATGAAAGGAGATATTATGGCAAAAATGCATAAACTGACCAAGGGTGGACAAACCATATTCCCGGCTACCATCTATGATGCTGTGGTCAACCCCAAAACACGCAAGAATCTTACAGCAGAACTTTCCGAATTAGAAATTGAAATCAATGGATATGTTTTTAAATTATCTGAATTTGAAATCGGACAATGGACGGGTACGGGACAATCCATTCATCCTAATTCCACAGAAGGTTACTTAAGATTTAAACAAGCTTTAAACGTTGATATTCCAACTGGATTTGTGATAAGTGTCATAGATACCAATCACAATCAAGTCAGACTTGCCGATTTGGGCTTGGTTGTTAAGTTTACAAATGCCGAAGGTGATCATGTTGAATCAGGATACGCTGATAGTGGGTATCAAATACAGGTTCAAGGTACTGCGAAATATATGTATATACATGCTTCAACCGAAAAGATAAGTGCCGTTTCCGGATATAGTATTCTGGGATTGTATTACAAACCTGTAATTGATTATGTAAAAGGAACCTATACAGAAATAGCTAAGGCTAAGGAAATGTCCAGAGAGGCCAAGGAGATTGCAAATAACACATCAAATGAACTCAAGTCTCTTTCGGAAGGTGTGGAATTGCCTTATTTGCCTTGCAATACTCTTGAAATATTGCTCAAACATGCTTATGTGGGTAATACGTTGGGAGACAATCCTATCTCCAATGCCACAAATAACGCTTATAGCAGGATTGATGTATCCAGCATAGAGAACGGTACACTTCTTTATCTGAAAAATGCGGAAGATGCAAATATTTTCATGGGAACATGGAAATTCTTTGGCTCTGATGGCAACCAGATTACTGCTACGGTAAGTGGAACATCAGGAAAGGACAGGGGGTATCTTAAACCGGATGGTGCTACAGTATTAGGACTACATATAGGTATAGCTTCAATAACAGAGGATAATCAGGAACAATGGATGAAATCTTTAAAAATATATGGTATTCCCTATATTCAGACCGGGCTTAAAGGTCAGATATCCGAACTGGATCAGAAAGTTGAGAAAAACAGGGATGAGACCGAAGCCAATATCAAGGATTTGAATGAAAGGTTGGAATCTATGGGACATAAAGATCAGTCCTATAAAGAAGCGCTGAAAGTTCTTCTTATCGGATCATCCTTCGGTGTGGATACAGTCAGAGAAGTGGGTAACATTTGTGCTTCATTTGGCAAAAATGTAATTTTGGGAAATGCTTATATAGGTGCAGCCACTTTAGATGTTTTTTTGAAAAGGTTTCAAGGAAATAAGGGAGTTACGTATTATAAATGGAAATATCAGGCAACGACATGGGAACAATATAACGGTACGACAGGGAAATGGTCCAGCGAGCCTGATTCTGATATAACGGATGAAGGGGAACCTGCACCGGCAAATGACACAGTTTTGATGGACTGGTTGTTGGCTGATGAAGCGTGGGACTTCATCATCATGCAAAACGGGGCTTATCAATCCCCTTATGAGGACCAATCCTCTTTTTGGGAAAAAGGAGAAGATGGACAAATAACAAGGAACATAGTACAAGAATTGATCGACTTGTGTAAAAAAGCCTGTCTCTATAGTAATCCTGTATTCTGTATGAACATGACTTGGGCGTTCAGCATTTATCATACAATCTCCGAGTCGCACGGCCCCAATGGTGCAGATGATGATCACTGGTTGAGTTATGGAAACAACCAAAAGGAAAGACAATTGGGTATGTGGCGTAATATTGCCAAAAACTACAAGGACTGCATATCCAATTGCCCGGATGTCAAATTCATCATTCCATCCGGAACAGCGGTTCAGAATGCAAGAACTGTCACACAACTAAGACAGTCTACAAATTATGCTTCCGCTTCACCTGCAATCCCAACTATTCAGGAGGCTGAAACTATTACCGATTTGACTACCGTTTCTGATACTTATCCGTTTATGAACAACGTGGCGAACTGGACGAACAAGAATGACTTTACTCGTGATACCATTCATGCGGATTTTGGCATAACAAGATATTTGGTTGCCGCAACTTTATTCCAGTCGTTTATGGCGAAAATATACAATCTTGATATCGCAAACTGTAGCTATAGAATATCTCAAGGAGGAGGAGATTACAGGGAACAATTGTGTACGCCTGTAGATGAGGAGAACTTTGCATTGATAATACGCGCTGTCAAAGCGGCTGTAGGCAACCCTTTTGAAATTACAACCCTGGTAGAGTAACCCGGAAAGTTATCAGTAACACTCAAAATATATATTATGATACGAGACCTAATCATCAGAATAATGAATCATCTGTCCGTTGAAGTGCATCCTGATGCGGAATGGTAAAAGTGGAACAGGATATATGGAGCTTAATACAATAAACAAAACAGGAACTTGGAGCGAAACGGCAGACCGCATCAACAGCAACTTTAGCAAGATCTCCATTGAGGTTGAAGAGATAAAGCAGAACGGCGGTGGCGGCAGTGGTGGCGGAGGGGGCGATGTCACTAACGCCGACCATGCCACATCTGCATACACGCTGGATAAGAATACGCCTGTGCTTGACTGGTTCTTATCCGCATTGAACGATGATGATGCGCAAGGGATCATTAATTACCTCAAAGGTCTTAAGATAGCCGGGAATCTGATAAACCGCATCGTAAAGCAGGGTAACAAGGATGTCACCTACACCGATGAGGATGTGATGAGCGCATTGCGTGTAATGACTGAGATAGAGAACAGTGCGGAGAAGCTGAAAGAGATATTCTTGCGGAAGGATGTGGCGGATTCCACTAAGTACTTGTTATCCTTACTGGGCGGAGCCTTGATTAAGAAATATGCCAAGTTCGGTGATTTCGTTACTGGTGTATCAGGTGGATACATAGACGAAAAGGGTGACATGGAAATGGGAAGCGGCGTTTTCCGTAAGCGTCTGTTTGTCCCGGAAATAGCCTATAACCGTACAACCTATTTCAAAGGACGTATGGTAAACTCCCCCGGTGGCGGTTGTAGCGTATTGTCATACGTGGATAACGGCGATGGAACCTACACCATCACTCCCGATCTGACGGACGCGGACGGATTGAGCCAGTTTGTTGATGATATCCTTACCACCTATTTTGTGACTAAGAATAGCGAAGGCAAGCTGAATGGCTTTGAAGAGATGAAATTCCGGGTGACTGCCGCAGATTATACAGCCAAGAAGTTTACTGTCATTCCCCGTCCGGGGCATTCTGACTGGAAACCTGCCGAGCAGATGGTATTGGCACAAACAGGTAATTTTACGGACCCGGAACGTCAGACTTATATACTTATTGATTCAGTCAACGGAAACAACTGTATTACATTCTTTGACAATGCCAACACTTGGGACCCGGAACCGGCGCAGATGCCTGCGTGGTTCGGCAAGAAAAAAGGCATGACTGTAGCCGGTATTAATGCGGACAATTACTCGGCCGTTCTTCAAAACATCATCATGACCGGGCTTATCTTTCAAGTTGATGAGATCACCGGACAGACAGTGCGTGTACCCTTGGACAAGGGTGAATGGGTTGCAGGGAAGTACGCCTACTATGACCGGGTGTCACATAACGGGGCTTTGTGGTTGTGTGTTGATGATAATGGAACAACAACAGAACCGTCAGATGATAATCCGGCATGGCTGAAACAAGTGGCGGAAGGGCAAAAGGGTGATCCGGGATTGTCCGTAGTAGGTGGCGGTCATTGGGAATCCGCCAAAACCCCGTACAAAGCCAATACAATGGTCACTCTTGCCAATTGTGTCTTTATATCCAAGGTGGAAACCTCCAATCCTCCCATCAGAATATTGCGTGTCAAAGGCGGCAATTTCTTAAGAAAGAAGGACGGTGGTTATTATCTTGCCGGAAAACCTGCCGACTGGGAGGTTAACGAAGACTGGGATATGCTGCTTGACGGGCGTGAACTGAAAGGCGAGAGCATCACTTTCCTTGGTGAATTTGCCACGGCTCCAGCCAACCCGAAAAACGGTGATTCATACCGTAACACAACTGACCGCGCCACCTACATCTATCAGGACGGAAGATGGCAGCTCATGATATCGGACGGGAAAGACGGTAAGGGCTATGAGTATATATACACAAGAGGCAATATCATAGATAACACCCCTGAAAAGCCGGACAGTCAGCAGAAAGATGGTTATGTTCCGGAAGGCTGGACGGATAATTATCTTGGTACGGACATAGACCATCAGGTTGAATGGGGTTGTACACGTTTTAAGGAAAACGGCGTATGGTCTGAGTTCAGTGATCCTGCCGTGGTGCATCGCTGGAGTAAGGACGGAGAGAATGCCATCATGGCGGACTTCGATAACGAGATGGTCAATGCAGCCCTTACTTCGGACGGGAAGGTCGTGTCCTCACAGACTTGGAATACAACTGTCAGCATGTGGTATGGAACGGAGAAGCTCACGCTTGACAGCATCACCTGTACACCTGACACAAATCTTCTGTGTGCGACAGACAAGAATACAGGAGTGGTGACAATATCGGTATCTGCCGGAGCTACTCTTGCTGCGACAAACACGGTGAAGATCACAATCAGGGCTACAAAGAACGGGCAGCAGTATTCCCGTGATCTTACGTTCACAGTAGCCGGGGTTCGTGGAGGTGCGGACGGTTCGGATGCCGTACTATACAGCATTGTCGTTTCCGCCAGCTCAGTAAGTAAGGACAAGAACGGGAACTACAGCGTGTCTTCCGTATCATGTTACAGGCAGAAGTCAGTGGGGGGCGTGATATCCACCACGACGGACGGTACATTGAAATACAGCATAGACGGTGGAGCAGAAACTACCATAAACAACAATACAGCCATATCAAGCGGAAATTTCACGAAGACATTGAAGTTTGTCTTTTACGTGAATGACCAGATAGTGGATGTTGAAACCGTCCCCATGCTTGTAGATGGTAAGGACGGGGCTGACGGTGAGAGTATCACAGCCGCAGGTCATTGGGAGTCCGCCAACATTCCGTATGCGAAAAACAGTACAGTATCGTTTGCCGGAGGATCTTACTTAAGCAAGGTTCAGACTTCCAATCCGCCACTTCCGCTTCTTCGTGTGAGAGGTGGACGTTATCTAAGGAAGAAGGATGGCGGTTACATACTTTCCGGGAAGAGATCGGACAAAGCTGTCAACTCCGACTGGCAGGAAATGACTTCCGGTGTCGAACCGTCCGCTTCGTACTGGCTTGACAGCCCGGTAAGCACGATAAACTTCACGTCAACAGGCACACCGTCACCGTCAGCATTTGTTGTTACCATGAAACAGAATATAGGCGGTAATGTGAGCGATACGAATAGGTTCTATCTTGTCGCACGCAAATATAACGGAAGCTGGCTGGCGCATGTAGGTGCTACCCTGAACAGCCAGATATCCGTTCCTGCAACAGCCGGATACACCCAGTTCGCCGTCCGGGCTTATAAATCCGCGTCGGACGCAAACGCATGGAATAATAATTTTGTCGCTGAAAAAGGTGTGGGGGTTGCTAAAGACGGAGCCATAGGAGCGACAGGAGCAACAGGGGCGTTTCCCCGTGACAGAGGCGTATGGGCTTCCGGACAGACTTACGTCTGGAATGCGGATTACCGGGATAAGGTCATATATCTGATAGGGGGAGTTTATTATAATTTCCTTGTAAAAAATTACGGCGCTTCCGTTACCGCTGCACCCACATCAGCCAACGGGGATTCGAACTGGGAAGCCATGCAGAAGTTTGTGAATATCGCTACTGATACCCTTTTCGCCGATGGTGCGAATGTGGCCGGATTCATGTTCAAAAACAATGTGCTTAAATCCCACAACGATGAAGGTGAAACTCTTCTTATCAATGGCGTAACCGGGTATTTCAAATGTAAGAATGCAGAGATTACTGGAACAATCACATCTACAAAAGGGAATATTGGTGGTTTTACCATATCATCTGCAAGTTTGGAGGCTGTTAGCGGAAATAATGCCATGCTCCTTTCCGCCAACTTGGTAAGATTTACCGGAAGTTATTCAAGCGTGTTTATTGGAGCGGATACTTTTCCTTCATCTAGTGGGGGGGCAATATTATGCCCATCCCGTATTTCGGTTAATAGGAATATAACGAATACGGCGTATGGCAATGTGGGCATGTATTTTGACATACAAGGTTCCCATGCTTATGATGATAATGATTTTCAGTATACCGGGAATCATGCGTTGTATATCGTCAAGGGGGACATCTGTGGGTTTAGGCTCAGATTGCGCAGAATAAGCAAGAGCACAACTTTGTCAGTGATGGATAGTGTTATCATGGCTGTAACGTCCGGTATTACGCTGACTGTTCCGTCCACTGCGGAAGACGGGCAGTTCTACTGGATAAGAAACGTTTCTGGTGGTGATGTGACCATAGCCGGAACAAATCTTGTCGGCTGGAATTCCGGGGAGGTCAGCACTTCGATAGGTTTGGCCAAGTCAAAGGCGGCAGCAATGTATTATGACAAGCATAATAACAAGTGGTTTATGAATTGGATTGATTGTTGGAACTAAAATGTAATGATTATGAAAATAAATTTTAAACAGTTCCCCATGTACACGGGGATAGACAAGAAAGAAATGGTTGCCTGTGATGTGGCATATAGCTTGGCAAATAACCTTTATACCAAAGTGCCTGATAATATCGGAGCACATTGTCTTTCCGAGAAGATTTATAATGCGGAAGGCAATGTGGACTTAAGCGGGCAGGAGATTGAAATAATCCGGTTCGCTTATCCGACCTTTACCGGAGCATTTGCCGATTCGTTTGAACATTATTTGAAGACATATAAAGAGAAGGAGGAACAACATGAAAATTGAGAATTTGGAACGCGCCAGCCGGATCAATGACGAACTGGCGAAACTGAAGCTGGCGAAGGAAACGTTGAATAACGGCGGCTATGTCCGTATCTACAGCAGCACCCGGTCAAGTGCCGGATGTGTGGAACTGGATATAGCGAACTTCAATGATGAGGTGAACACGTGTATAGACAACCATATCATTGAGCTTGAATCTGAAATAGAAACTTTATAAAAATTGATATTATGAGTGATTTGAATTTAGACAATATTGTTGGTTTTAAGGCTGTTGATAAAGACGGCAACGAACAGAATGTAACAGTGGATGAGATGGTGGACATGGTTTCCACAAGAATGGTTATGTCTTTGTCAGAAAATTCAACATTTGCTGCCGTTGCTGCAACAGGAAATGACGTGTATGAAAATGAACTTCCGACTGTGACAGATGCCGCAAATGTAAGGGTTTTACAAAGTAGCGGAGATGCCGCACAAATGACGATGCAGTCACTTGCATCAAAACTGGGGGGACTGTTGGGAATAAATAATACGTGGTTTAGAAGGAGATCTGGTAGTATTACTGATTTTAATGAATTTAAGGAGATTGGATATATGTTTGTTGATAAAGTCCAATCAATGGATAATAAACCCAATACATCAAGTAATTACGGATTTTTGGAAACGATTGCTATTAATGATGTCACCCTCAAGCAAACTCATGTAGATTTTCAGAGCAGATTTTTTATTCGAGTATGTAATAATGGAACTTGGACTGATTGGAAACAAATACAAACAACATAGTATTAAAAATAAGTCATATTTTAATGAGATAAAACGGATGGGTGCCGGTCCACACCCGTCCGTTTTATCTCATGTTACCAAAGAATTATAGTATTTCCAGCTCTCGTTTCGAATAGATTTTATGTCAATTATTACTGTGAATTATTATCTTAGGATCTTCCCAATTTGAAACGTCTGGATAATTCCTTTTTCTAAATATTAATGTTCCGTCTATTGCTATTCCGAAGATGAGAACAACATCTTCTAATTGTTTTATAACCAATCCTTGAACGACATTACCATAGAATCCTTCTCCAGCAAAAGCATTGAAATCGGAAACGAAAGGTTGAATTGTTTTTATAGGCATTTCATTTACAAAATCCGTAAATTCACTCCATGAAGAAAACGATTTTGTTCCCTTCGGATTTCCCAAGAGTCCCCCCAGGTCGAGATTATGAGATTATTTCTGTCAAAAAATAATGTATCTTATCCTTGGTGTTCTTGTTTCTGATGTTGTCATATTCAGATTTAATCCTTCATCGGATAATTTGTATGTTCCTCTTAGCTCCCCTGAAATTATACTATATTTTATCGTATTACTTTGGGTTGCAGATAAAGAGATGACTACAGTATATCCTCCATCTGAAATCGATAAAAGGCAGACTTCACCTAATGCCAATGTTACTAAAGTCACAACTGTTTCAGTTGATATATTTATGTTTTTTGATACCGATTTTATGTTTGGTATTGGCAAAAGTCCCCCCAGGTCGGAATCAACCTATAAAAACAAGTCTAATTTAATTTAACCCATTCCGTCCATACACCGCCATAATATTGCCTTATATATGTATTTCCACCTGTGGATAATGCAGCTACATATTTCTGATAGATAACAAAATTAGGATATGATAAAACAGACAATATCCCATAACTATTACCAACTAAATTAATATAAGAACCTCCGCTTAATCTATAAAGCCCATTCTCCGTTACATCATTTAAATCAGTTCCACTAGGCAATAACCCTTTATTTGTAGAGTACGGATTTTGCAGAAGTCCCCCCAGAACAATTTTTGTGGTTTATTTTGTAAATGCAGAAGAATTTTTTTAACTTTAAAAACAAAAAGTTGAGTATGTTAGAGAAGATCAGATATCGTTTAGTTTATAACCGGCAAAACAAATTAAACCGACAGGGGACAGCCCTTGTACAAATAGAAGCCTATCTGAATCAGAGAAAGGTATACTTTAAAACCAATGTCTATCTAAAGCCGGAATGTTGGAGTAAGGATGGTGCCCAAGTAATCAACCATCCGCAGTCACAAGAACTTAATGCAATGCTATATGAGCATATATTGGAATTACAGGCTATAGAGTTAAGCTATTGGAAGAGAGGTCTTGAATCTAACTTATCCACATTGAAGGAAGCTGTAAGGAAGGGGGTAAAACCCGTGGTTTCGTTTCTTAAGTTCGCCCAACAGGTTATAGTGAATTCCGATAGGAAACCGGGAACCAAGGATAACATGCTGGGCACAGTAGCCACATTGAAGGAATTTCGGAACGTGATAGAGTTCACGGACATCAATTATACGTTTCTAAAGGAGTTTGACGCATTCTTGCGCAACAAGGGATTGAAAGTAAACACGGTAGGGAAACACATGAGAATACTTCGTACCTTGGTCAACGAGGCAATAAACGAAGGTTATATATTACAGGAGGCATATCCTTTCCGTAAGTTCAAGATCAAGCGGGAGAAGAAAGAGCATAACTTCTTGATGCCTGCCGACTTGGAAAAGCTAGAAAGACTTGAACTGCCGGACAGGAAGAACAACAGCCGACACATACTGGACGCATTTCTCTTCTGCTGCTATTGCGGATTGAGATTCTCCGATTTTAAACAACTTACCTGTAAGAATCTCGTAACAGTTGACGGAAAGGAATGGTTGGTCCTAAACAGCGTCAAAACAGGCGTTAAACTTAATATCCCGCTATATCTATTATTTAACGGAAAGGCACTGGGCATAATGCGGAAGTACGACAGCATCGAACAACTGGCTGCATTAGGCTGCAATTCCGACACCAACCGAACGTTGCAGAAACTGGGAAGAATGGCGCATATCGGCAAGAAGTTCACCTACCACACAAGCAGACACACTTGTGCCACTCTCTTGGTTCACCAAGGCGTTCCGATAACCACCGTCCAAAAACTTTTGGGGCATACATCGGTCAAGACAACAGAGATATATTCCGAGGTGTTCGATGAAACGATCATCAAGGATCTGACAAGGGCTAACCAGAAGTATTATAATCGTAGAAATGTAAAACAAAATCAAATAAAATCTCAAAAATACTCGGAAAAATACCTCAGGCAGTAGAAATCTATAGGAGCTATCTGTTTTATACCCGTTTTTCAGACTTTGGTTCATCTTTATTTTCATTTGTCAATAAAAATACAAAACCGTTTGATTTGCCGTTCTATTAATTCTCTTCATTCATCCTGCAAGTAAAAAATATTGCATTAATGGCAATTTTTTAAGAAGATTGGTTTTTGTTTCAAAATTGGCTCTCTATAACTAATTAATATAGTTTTCTTTTTGTATTTCGTTTTAGAATTGATATCTTTGCTATTGTCTTCTCGGGAGAATGGGATAGAGAGTAGGACGTGGATTGAACGGCTGCTGTGCTTTTTGCTGGCGGCTGTTCTTTTTTTATCTAAATGTTAAATATTACACAATGCAAGAAAATATATTGTGATTTGTTTTGCTATTACATCACAATATAGTATATTTGCATTGTGATAATAAAACAATGAATAATTAAAAGACAAAGAAGATTATGAAAGCGATAGTAGAAAATCCACTGATAAATTGTGAACCAGAAGTTTTACACCTTTTCGTTCAAATAATCAATGAAATAACTTCTTGTATGTCAGAAGACGAGTTAAAGGGCTGTATGAACTCTTTAACAGTACAATACCCTTACTTTAAACTGTTTTTCGATTATGATTTCGGACATAATCATATGTGGGTGAAAGAATCAGATTCTATGGAAACATTGATATTTGTTGAGTTCTAATCCGATATAAACAACAAGTAATAACAAACAAAAAACATATGATGAAAAAAAGATATACATACAATGAAATAGTAGATAGATTTGGGAAAGATATAGCAGACAAGGCAATATCAACTGGTGCAGAGCCTACAAGCTGTGTAGTTGATCCGCTACATGAAGGTCTAAGTCTGTGGGCTGAAGCTCCTATTGAGATTGATGGCTATATAATCCGCGCATATTACTACTTGACAGAAGAGGATGAACAGAATTTAGACTTTTTTGATTGGGAAGAGAAAGCAGAATTTGAGGTTGAAGAAATTTTTTGGAAATAAATATAAAGCTGGTGACAACAGATCAATTCAGTATCAAGAATATGAAAACTTTCAATTCATTAGATGCAGATTTTCGCAGAGCATTCAAACAGGCAGCAAAGCAAGGTATAGTTAAATTCACGGTTGAAGGAATTAAAGACGATCCCGATTCGATTTATCCAATGTTTGAAGTATCGAACAATCACGTTACTTACTATTCCGTGCAGAGACAAGAGAGTGTTTGTATAACTGACATGAAGATAAAGGCTGTTATCTACTAATTAGCATGAAGGACAAACAATTATGACACAAGAAGATATTGATAACGGAGTAATAAGGGAATAAAAAACAGAGGCGGATTTCTCCGCCTCTTCACTATACAGTGAGCTGTATAGAAAATACTAATTTGTGAGCAAATCACAATGTCTAATATCGTTTCAATCCACGCACCGAAGTGCGACTAACATTGTTGATGTTCGATGCAAAGGTGCAATTTTTTGAATTAACGGGCAATAAATTATAAATGTTATAAAACATATTAATTATGGCAAGAGGACGATCTATTACCCTAGATCAAGAGTCTAGGGTATTGTCCTTATATAAGGACGGGATAGCGATCAAGGAGATAATAAGAAAAACAGGGGTACGGTCTGAGCAGACAATATACAGGATATTGGACAGCAATGGTGTGCCAAGACGTCCCAAGGTTAGAGGTGTAAGAAAAATATTTGTCACGATAGAGGAGGATGTAGCTGCTATCTTGGATAAGGAGCAATCAGTATCATTATATGTCAATGAGGCTATAAGATTCTATCACAGTAACCGGCATTAATTGTCGGTTATTTTTTGTAATAAGGGAAACAATATTTATCTTTGTGGGGAGCGTGTGAAGATGCACGCCACTTATATTTATGACGAAAGGACATATCCATATTGTATAAAGCCAAGAGCTTGTTGCGGATTAGTTTCCGTGACAGGCTCTTTTTTTTGTTTTGTATGACAAAACAAAGGTTAGTTGAAAATCGGGTAATCCAAAACGTGTAATTGATGGTATTAAAAAAAAGGATAGTAAAAGTCATATAAATTATTGCACAATGAGAAAGGAGACAAAAGAAAACATCCAGTATTCAACTGCTGTGGGAATGCTTGTTTTGGGAGCGTCCTTGGCTGTGGCTGGTTTTGTGTGCTCGGAACCTATGGGGCAGATACATGATAGTGTATTGTGGTTGTTTGCCCAGTGTCTGTTGTATGCCGGTAGCGTATTTGGCATAAGCATCTATATTAATAGCCGGTTTAATAACTTGATAGAGCAATTAAAAGAAAAGGAGGGAAAGAAAAATGGCTGACGTAAGAAAACTTGCACCGTTTATCCTGAAGTGGGAAGGCGGTTTTGTAAATGACCCGGACGATTTAGGAGGGGCAACCAATATGGGTGTGACCATTGGAGCTTATGAAACGTATTGCCGAAAGAAAGGCTATCCCAAGCCTACGGTTGAAAGATTGAAAAACATCACGAAAGAGGAATGGACGGAGATTTTGAAAGCCATGTATTGGGACAGGTGGAGAGCTGACGAAATTAAATCCCAATCCATAGCTGATATCCTTGTCGATTGGGTCTGGGCAAGCGGAGTGCACGGTATCAAAATACCGCAGGATTTGGTTGGTGTGATTCCTGATGGCATTGTCGGACCTAAGACACTCGCCGCAGTAAATTCCCGTAATCCACGTGAATTGTTTGATCAGATCAAGATTGCACGGTTTGATTTCATTGAGGATATATGCCGGAAACGCCCAGTAAACAACAAGTTCAAACGTGGTTGGATGAACCGTATCAACGATATAAAATTTGAGGGATGAAACAGAGAGTCTATATATGGATTGCGGTAGCGATAGCATTGCTATTGGTACTTATTTAAATACAATAATATGAAATGGCTTCCTTATATATTAATAATTGTACTCGCTTTCGGTTTAGGATGGTTTGTAAAGCCATCCCCCGAAGCAGTTATAGAGGCAAGAACGGATACGGTGTTCAGTACAAGTATCATTGTAAAGAGAGATACTGTAAAATATTATCTTCCTTCCCCAATACTATGTTGGCATGATGGTGATACAATCCATGTAGGAGACACAATTCTTCCTGTTGAGCAGAAGATATACAGAGATAGTGATTACATCGCTTATGTGAGTGGTTACAGATCTAACCTAGATAGTATCTATGTTTGTTCCAAAACACTGACAGTAACGAATGACATCTATCACACGGTTAAGATAAAACCTAAAAGATGGGGACTGGGGATAACTGCCGGTTATGGATTTGGTAAGGATGGTTTTTCTCCTGCGGTTGTCGCAGGAATAAGTTATAGAATATGGTAATCAACAGAAGGGAGGTGCAAGATGAAATAGCAACCAGAATGCCACAGGTAGAAGCGTGGCGTATAATAGAAAAACTCATTTAACAAAAGTAATTCTTTCAGGGGCTTAGAATCAAAAAAAAGCCCCCAACGCTCATATTAATATTGCCACATAAAAACATGATAAAAGCATAAGACACTGCACGTTGGAGGCTAAATATCTTCAACAAAATGTCTTATGCTTTGTTCATCGATATATCTTGTTTTATGTGGCATGGCAAAGATAAGAATAAAAAATTAGAAAAAACATGTGCAAGTCAGAAATCTTTGCCAAAATAATTAATATTGTTTCAAAAGAAACAGAAGTGTCTGTAGACCAAATATTATCATCTGATAAGAATATGGAGACAGTGGATGCCCGGTATCTTCTTGTATTTTTTCTTTTCGAAAGCGGTATGTACCCTTCACAAATAGCCGCTCATATCCATAAGACTAAACGTGCTGTCAACTACATGATATCCAATTTCCATGAGAGGATGGAGAGTGGGAAAATGATGAGAATATATTGGGACGATATAAAGAATTTGTTGGGAAACAACTGATTTTCCATGAGTTATGATCTATATACTTTTGTGCACGGTCGATTTTGACCGGATACAAAATACAAATACTTATGGAACGAACTTATGTTTTTAACCAAGACGGTGGAACCGGCGCAAACAATGGCCTGCTTGCGTCCATTCTTCCGTCCTTGCAGAACCGTGGAATTGACACTGGCTATCTGATGGGGCTGATGGGAGGAAACGGAAACGGCGGTTTCTTCGGAAACAATGGAGGTTTTCAGGACATCATCGCATTGATTGTGATTGCAGCCATCTTCGGTAACGGGAACTTCGGATTTGGTGGCAACAACAACCAAGGAGCGAACGAAGGAAGAGAAATGATCATGCAGACACTTAACCGAAACGGTGTCGACATTGCAGCATTGGCACAAGCTGTGAACACATCATCAGACCAAATCCTTGCCGGTATTAACTCTGTATCACAGGCTATCTGCGGTCTCGGCAACCAAATGGGCCAGAACACCAACAGTATCCTAACTGCGATCATGCAAGGTAACAACGCTCTGACATCTCAGATCTGTAGCTGTTGCTGCGACATGAAACAGCTTGTAACCACACAGGGATACGAGAACCAGCTTGCGATGTGCAACCAGACTAACACATTAGTCAACACTGCTAACCAGAACACATTGTCATTGCGTGATGGTGCGACAGCCAACACGAATGCCATCCTTGCCAAACTTGACGCTATTCAGAATCAGGCATTGCAGGACAAGATCGCATCTCTTACTGCGGAAAAGGCTACTTTGACAGCCGAAATCTCTCAGCGTAACCAGAACGCCACTATCCTGAGTGCGGTAGGACAACAGATCGCTCCTTTAGCAGCCGGATTGCAGGCATTGCAGAGCGATGTTGATGGTATAAAATGTAAATTACCTAACACTGTCCCGGTACAATACCCTAATATTGTAGGTGTGAACGTGGATACATATCGTGCCGCAGCATACGGTGCTTATGCAGGTGATGCTGTATATGGCCGTGGTGGTTACGGATGCGGTTGCAATAACTACTGGGGTTAATCCGGTGAGAAAGGAGGTAGATATGTGGCCTAACTTTTTTACAGGATTTCCGTTCCCGTTTCCCTCCCTTGGCAGAGTGAATTACAACACTCTTCCTACGGTGGCTGTAACAGTCGGTACTGAGAATGTGACTTTGGAGCTTCCTAACCATGCGTTCCGCAACAGGGATTATGTCGGAGGGTTCTATGTCAATCTTCGTCAGGCGATCCCTGCCGGCACGACTGCCACGCTGCCTATATTGATAGGGACCAACGGGGATACAAGACCGTTGTTAGCTTACAACAACGAGCCTATTACGGTTGCCAACCTTGCCGGAACCGGTATTTATGAAATCCACTATAACAAATACACCAACGAGCTGTTCCTTGTTAATGGCGGATACAGACCTACCGCTACTCCGGCTGCAACGGCAGAAGCAATGTCAAGCAAAAGCAAGTAGTTAACACGGGTGCCGGGTTTCTTGGCACCCTATTAAAATTAAACCAATATGTTTCAATCACTTCGTACCAATAACCAGTTATATATACTTCATAAGGATGCTAACCCGTTTATCGAATACGGCCCGGTAGTCAGCGTTTCCGCTCCCAAGCCGAAATATCCTATGGCATCCCCTATGGGACAGTTGCCCCAAATGGAAATGGTTGTGGATGTTGTTGTCTGTATCAACGGGCAGAACACGACTTTCCAAAATCTTCCTGCCGGCATGGATATAGCCGACTTCGGACAGAACGGCAATATCGTAGTGTCATGCTCACGTGATGCGATGAATAACGAGGTCGCTTCTATGAAACAGAAAAGCATAGACATCATCAACAGCATGGATTTTCACAATTCCGTCATTGCAGGGTGTGACAAGATGCTTACGCTCTTGAACCCTGAATTTGCCGAGAAACAACGTCAGGAGCAGGAAATATCCTCTCTGAAAGGGAAAATGGCGGAAATGAGCAAGAACATGTCTGACCTTATGGAATTGAACAAACGGCTTATGGAACAGCTCGGAGTAGTTGAAACATCCAAAACAAAGAAATGATTATGGGAATGTGGGAAATATTAGAAGAAGGGCGTGACGATTACGGACGCGGCTTCGGTATGAGAGGTGACGAGGTGGAAGAAGCCTACAAGGAAGGCTGCCGCCACGGTTACGAAAAGGCCATGAGAGAGATTCATGGAGACATGGGCTTCCGTGATGGCGGAAGAAATTATTCAGGATCAGGTATGGGAGAACGCAGGTATCCCGGCTATTTCCCTGAATATCCCCGCATGGATGACATGGGAGAACGCAGACGCAGACGCGCCAACGGTGAGTTTTATTAATGGTGGAGGGGTGGAATGCCCCTCTTTTTAAACAAAGGTTATGGAACAGAGATTGGATACATACAGCAGATTCCCATCTGGCATGAGGGAATATCTGGAAGCATACGGCTTTCATTTCAGCAAGAAACTTTATGAATGGGCCGTCTCAAAAATGAAAGTGAAAGACGAAACCACGGGTAAAGAAAAAAAGTTGGAGCCGTGGAGCAAAGATGAAGTGGACGATATGCTGAAAGCGAACGGAATTACCATCGAGCACGACAAGGGTTATGACGTTGCTTATGTCGCAAACATGCTGAAAGCGGATTTCTATAAAAAATCATTGGTTGACGAGGCACATTTGTGCAAGCATATAAAATGCTACCTTGATGATATTGATGGCGATCCTTGCAGGGCGTTTGACGAGTTCTTTGCCACCTGTATAGGTAAAGGGATTCCTGTAATCTGGTCGGATGTGATATGATTGTTCAGGAGTTCTACATACCAAAATATGGGGACTGGCACGTCAAAGTGTATTATGCGGTACACACCTATTGGGCGGATCGGATCATTATGGACCTGTACCGTATAGGATGCAGGGAGGATTCCCTCAAGCGTGCGTATCGCAATCTGACCGAAGGCAGAATGAATACCGGTCTAACCTATTCGGACTACAGGAGAAGAGAGACGGTAATGGTTATCTCTTTGACTTCTACCCCCGAAGAGTTTCAAAATTCGTGGGACCACGAAAAAGGTCATTTATGCCGGCATATCTCCAAGGCTTTCGGGATTGATCCCTATGGTGAGGAAGCGCAGTATCTTAGCGGATATGTGGGGCAGAAGATGTTCCCGGTAGCGAAGAAATTTTTATGTGAACATTGTAGAAAGGGACTGGAAAAATAATAATCGAACAGAAGCGTTCTTTGACTTGTTGGAATTACCGTTAAATTAAAAGTGTTAATAGCTATCTTTGATATTGTCATATTGATATAATTACCTATATTTGCACCATATAGGAGTGCTGGTATGTACAACAGCATCCCTTTCACTATAATAAGGAATTTACAGGGACATCGTAATTAGAGAGCCTTCTGTAAATATTGGTATTATTTTCTTGTACTATGAATAAAGTAATTAATATTCCAAATGCGGATAGAGATGAACGAATAGGTAGTGTTTTCAACCATTTATTTTCTGTCATTTTTGCGAATGAACAAATAAGGGATAATGATGTTCCTGTTTGGGATTTTTCAAATACCTCTTTTTTTCATCCATTCTTTTTGTTCCCATTTGCCATATATAAAAGCAAATGTAAGAACGTACAGTGTAAAAATGTGGTTGGATATATGAGAAACTATTTAGAATGTGTTAAGTTCTTTGATATGCTGACAATAAAAGATGACATGGACCTAAATAGTGCGTTGAAAGAATATTTAGGGAAAAGTTATATCCCTATATGTCGCTTTAGTCGATTGAATAAGAATATAGATTCAATGCAGACCATTATTCAAGGAGTTATTGAAAAACAGAAAAATTTAGATTTAAAACTTAAAACTCCACTTTCGTATTTGATTAGTGAATTAATTTGCAATATAAATCAACATTCTGATAGTGATTATGGTTATATATATACGCAATATCTGAAACGTGAGAATTGTTTGGATATATGCATAGCTGATGATGGAATAACAATTTATGGAAGTTATGTCAAGTCACAAAAGATGCTTGATAAGATAGGTGACAATGAAGCTGAAGCATTGAAATATGCAAATGAAGGATATTCGACTAAAGACCTTCCTGATGCTGAAAGTAGAGGGTTTGGTATATCATCTACTAAAAGTATGATTGTGGAAGGTCTTGGAGGGGCATTCTTTATGTTGTCAGGAGGAGCATTCCATAGGCATGATGCATCTGGCGGAAGTGATTATGTAAAATTGCCTGAAACTATTAATTGGAATGGTACGATTATACTTATGAGAATACCATTGACAGTTAGTGAAGAATTTGATTATACGAAGTATATAAAATAGGAGGTATTATGAAAGAAATAATTAAGCTTCATGATCTACTAGGATCTGAAATACGCTCACGTTCTAATGCTGAAATTTTACGAGAAAAAATAGCAGAGCATAGTGGTTCTATAATTGATTTAAGCGATGTTTCTTTTATTTCGAGATCATTCGCTGATGAACTATGTATTTTAGTTGAGAAACATATTATTCAATTACGCAATGCCAGTGGTGTTGTGCAGAATATGCTATCTGTTGTTTCTGAAAGTAGGAAGAAAAAAAGAGTTAGAAAGACTGATGATACCAAAATAAAAGAATTTGATGATATGGAAAGTTTGACATCTTTTCTGGCTACAATTTGATAAGAATGTATTTCTAGGCATATCAATTGAAAATAAATCAAAGCGGTAATTCCCAACGGGTTTTACCGCTTTTTTTATGTTAACAGAATATGGAAAAAGATAAGTTGAACATATTGCTTGAGCAGGCTGATGATGTTCCTCACTGGTATTTCTGCCGTTTACTTGCTGTGATGCGATGGAACGTATAGAGAGGTTCATTTATAGACTGATACCCTTTGTCGTGTTGGCAAGGGTGATATCGTTGTGCTCAAATTTTCATTAGCATTATGTCAGCTTTCATTTCAATATATTCTTTGTATTTGCTTGGGTTGTTTATATAATCTGCAACTCTGTTTATTGCTATTTCTGCCTGTTTAAACCTAGTTTTTGTATAATATCTTACTACTCCTCTTCCATTGTCAGAATGTGCCAGACAATAATCTATTATGCTGTCAGGTATTCCAAGATCGAATGCGTATTGCGCAAATGATTTTCTTGCAGAATAAAATACCACTTTTTCTTTAATCCCTAAATTATCTGCTAATGTAGATAAAGATCTGCATACATACCTTGAAAAATTGTGATAAGAGAATTTATAACCAAAATCGAGTTTGTTTGTTCTTCTGTTTATCCATTGATTTATAATATCTTTAGCCGGTTCTATTATAGGAAGAACGCAGGTTTGCTCTGTTTCTGTTTTAAATCTTGTTTTCATTCTTATAAAGCTTACCTTGTCCCCGTCAAACTTGGCACTCATTATATCAATTAAATTCATTCCTCCTAGATAAAATGACAACATAAAAAGATCTCTTGCTACAATGTATTTTTTTTCTTTGGGATTGCTATACCTTATTGTGTTAACGCTTTTCAAAGAAATATCCAGTTCTCTTGGTGACGATTTGGGAATTTTCTTCTTGATAAAGGGATGTATGTCATATCTTACTTCTCCTGAGTTGATACTTCTGTTTATAACGGCTTTTGATTGTGATAGCATCATTCCTATTGATGTATTTCCTATTTTCTTCGTTTCTTTGAGAAATCTTGAAAATCCTTCTATTAGATTAGGGGTTATATCTGACATTAATATTTCCCCTTTGGTAAATTCTGTAAAGTATCTACAGTTTCTTTCTATTAATATGGCATAACTGTTTCTTCCTTCCTCTTTCAGATTTTTTATAAGAACATTACAGGCCTGTTGGTATGTTACATAGCCATTTTCTTTGAAGCCAGTTCCAGATTCAAGCATATTCTTTATTTGTCTGCAAGAATATAGGGACTGGTTTTTTATATTATCCAATCTTTCTTGCAGTTCATTCATCATGCTTCTTAATTTGGTATTTATGATGGATGCATCTGGTCTTTTTACTACTTGTCCGTTTTTGAACTGGGAAATGTTGTCAATGATAAAGTGTGTTACAATATAGCGAGTTTCCTGTTTATGGCAGACTGCTACCCTTATTTTATGTCTGCCATCCTTTAAAGCTTTTGCCTTGAAAATTGTTAATTTGATAGTTGCCATAATAGATTAAAATTTGAAGGATAAGTTTTGGATAAGTTATTTTGTCCAGTGGTGGACAAAAACCCTTTTTTTTAATCTATAAATCGAATAGTTATTTAGTAAAATCATTAATATAATATCCTAAGTATAAGATAATTAGTATGGTTTTACCTTTGAGCCGAAACCGGGACTCGAACCCGGGACCTATTCATTACGAATGAATTGCTCTACCAACTGAGCCATTTCGGCAACTGTTTTTTCTGCAATATTGGGTGCTTTTCTGAAAAAGCGTTGCAAATAT